CGGTGGCCCACACGTGGCGCAACACGTCAGAACGTCCAGGGCATACCATACCTCTGGAAAACGTTCGTCAGTGCTGCCAAAGGTATTCCCGCCCCGAAGGGTAGGAATATCCATCCACGTGTCGCGAGGTTGCTCGCGGTAGTAGGAGACCCCTTGAACCCTCACTCCAAAACCGTGAAAATGCACTACGCAGCCTTGCGCGAATCGTGGGTTCTGGCCAACGGCAATCCTAGCGATAGGTGCCGTCCCAGAAACCGCAAGATGTGGCTCAGCTACATAGGCTTTCTCACGGACCTCACCTCCTCAGGGTTACCAGCCCTGAAGCTCCGCTCGCACGAATGGAGACAGGAGGGCTTACAGAAAGAATCAAAAAGACTCTTTCAAGCCTCCACAGTCTCCAGATCGCTTGAATGGGAGATGAGTGAGAAGAAGGTCCAAAAGGCAAGGGAGGAGGCAATAGGTCGTTGGACCAAGGCCAGGCCAGTCAATCGAGCTCTGCTCGCCGAAATAGATCGGTACATTGACCGCCTGCCTCTTGATCCGCCGACCGTGGAGTTCCAGCCCGTCACTCCCAACGACAAAGCTTGCTTAGGCTACCCCCGAAACAAAGGGGGCCAAGCCGCCGCAGCTAAGAAGTTGGTCGACGACGAACTGGAAGCACAGTATCAGGCTGCTAGGGATAACTTCACCCGGGCAGCATCAGGGACTTGGAGTGAAAAGGTTGGGCATGTGGACCACTCCTCTGTTGTGGAAACACTACAACGTGTAACCATCGAACAGAGAGAGACCTCCATCATGGGACCAACCAACACCCAAGTCCTCGACGCAGCCAAGAAGAAGTTCCGGTCGCAGACTGATCATGCACCGCCACCACTCGAACCCACCGCCATAACAGAGCTTGGTGGTAAAGTTCGAGTGGTGACACTCCACTCCGTTGAAGAGGTAGTCACTGCCCGCAACGTCACGGCTCACTGGCTCAAAGCCTTGAGACGCGTCGTTACGGTCAGGGACTCACTCAGAGGTGAGGACATAGTTCTTGAGTCGTTGGAAAACGGGAAGCTATTTTCCGCGGACCTTTCAGCGGCAACCGACTATATCGATCACGAAGTTGCGCAGCGATTCGCTTTGCGACTTCACGAACGAATAGGCGGGCCCGTCGAACTAGACCTCATCCTCCGAATGTTAGGACCACACAGGCTGTCCGATGGAACCGTGACATCTTCCGGTATCCATATGGGACTGGGACCCACCTGGGTGATCCTAAACCTCATCAACGGATTTGCAGCGTGGTACGCAGGAGCGCGCGTCACCGACCACAGAATGTGTGGAGACGACCTCATCGGACTCTGGAAACGTCACAGAGCCGACAAGTACGTCAACACACTTGAAGAACTGGGACTTGTGGTAAACAAATCCAAGTCATTCTTCACTGAGGCCGGTGTGTTCTGCGAAAGGCTCGTCTTACGTCACACACTTACGACGGCCAGATCCCACGATGTGGGTCATCTGTCCCAAGCAAGTGCGGCACGAGTCATTGCCAATCGCACAACAGCAACGCTCTGCGTAGCTGAGGACCTGTGGTCGGAACCACATTTCCCTGTCCTCAGCCGTGAGGTGGCTCAATCCCTCACACCACGCGTGCCGAATGGTGGGCCTTTGCGCCTCGGTGGAAATGGACGAAAAGTCGCCGGCTATAGACAGCTAGAAGCCGCCCTAGTCCGTGGTAACGTCAAGCTGGTTAAGCCTGCGTACCGCCTTCCACGAGGTGCCACAACCGAGTTGCGCGGTTTAGAAAAAGAGGTTGGAGACGTTCCAGTCTCCGAACTCCTTATCACCGCCACAACTCGCCTGCGCCTTGCAGACAACTTCAAAGGAAAGAAGTCGAAGCAAGGAAAGACCCTTCGAAGAAAGGAATTCCTTCAAGAAGCTGGAGTCCGAAGACGTAAGTTTCTTGGAACGAAGGAATCCCTTTCCTCGGCCATTCGTGCCTCCTCCCTAAGATCGGAGGACCGGAAGATTTGCCTTTGGCTAGTCAACCGCCCCCCCAAAATCTCCTCTACCCGGAGATTGAAATGGCTCCAGAGAGTCATCACCCGCCCACGTGCAGAAAGATATCTGACGCGTGACGAAGCCATGACCTGGCTAGAATCCATTTCCCCCATCCGGTGGGAATTGGGCCCGACTAAGAATTCTAAGAATCCCTAATCGGG